CTAGGATATTAGAACAGGCGCAATAAAAAAGCCCCTCAATCTGAGGGGCTTTGAAGACTTGGCACGCTTTTTGCTTATTCACGTATCCAATTCTTAAAATCAACGTCAACCACATCATAGTGTACACCGTTGATGTCATCTTCCCACATGAAAGATCCCACTTTAGTGTATTCATCGATAAGGTTAACAAGAACACCGTAAGCGGTTGAGTTGTTGGAGTGTTCAACATCGGTGGTGCTCTTCATATAGAACCAAACTTCATTGCGTTCAACAATCATCTTAACATTTTTGGTGAAAGCCTTGATGATAGCGGCAATTGCGATAACCTTATCGGTGGTGTTCTTGTCGATTCCGTTAGCTACAATCTCATTCAGAGTGGTGAACTTTACTTTATCCATTTTGAAATTCCTCAATTTTCTAGGTGATGTTCTGTTCCTCACCTTTCTGAAATTCATTATACGCTTGTTTTAGAAAATTGCAAGACTTTTTCACAAATATTTGTACAAATTTTTGTAGCAATAAAAAAGCCCCTCAATCCGAGGGGCTTTGAAAAGTTGGCATGAAAGTTGCTTAATTGATAATGAGCGGTTTAACTTCTTTCAATAATTCCCTAAATGCCCACGAAAAATTAACGGTTGATGAATGATCATAAGCACACTTAAAAGCACGTGCCCACTGATTAACAACTCTCAAAACCTTGTAAAAAACATCATCAGTCATGCTATCCAATGAGCTTTTCAGATAATCGTAAGCTACATTATAAACAAGATGATAAATGTTACTAGTCCAAATCAGTTCATTCAAAAAGTTGAGAGCAATAATAGAGTTCTCAAAACCATCATCAAACCGAACTTTATCAAGTACAATCTTTCGGTTCTGTTCCAACTCTTTAACGTTCTCATCAATAACCGCCTTATCAAGCGGAATATAGTCAAAGTTCATTTCAAACCCCTTTCAATCCGGTTCAAATCAACCGTACACGTATTATGAACCGTTTCAATTAGGATTGCAACAACTTTTCACAAATATTTGTACAAATTTCATCACCAGTTTATATTGTCAAAAGCATCATAATAGCCATAAATTTTTCTATCAGTATAATAAATTTCCCTAATTGTGACCTTATCTGAATAATTTCCCTCAATTGTCAACAGTGAAACAGGCGTAGCATTAAAAATAATTCCAACGTGATTTATATAGCCAACGGAATTTTTATAAAAAATTACATCACCCGATTTTGGTTTATAACCACTGTCGTTCACATGAGCATAAGAAGAACCGCAAATTTTTTTCCACATCTCATGAGCACTACATTCATAAGGAAATTTCAAATCGGGGAAAAAATTTCTAAAACAAACTGATACGAAAATAGCACACCACGCATCAGAAATTTTAGGCTTATACCCTCGTGGCAATGGTTTAATATTACAGTAATCAGAAAGAATTTTTTGATGTTCCGGACTTCCCTCACGTATTCCATTAAAACCGCAAATATAATGAAAAAAATCATAAATTTTATTCTGTTCCATAATTTACCCCGTTTTCAAGAATAGAAATTAATTCTTCTCTTTCTTCTTCAGTTCCGGAAAATCCCACTAATTCCACGTCATCGGCATAAACAACACCAATTAAATCAGAACAATTTACAATAGAAAAATTATAATTCAAAATTATCTTTACTCTATCTAAATTATTTTGTATTTCATCGGAATAATTTCCGGTACTGTTAAATAAGTTGTTTACAATAGGGAAATTATAGCCAATCTGAGATTTATTTTCTACAATTTCAAAGTCATTTTCATCAGTTATAGAAAATACCATTGTTCTATCATATAAATTTATTTTTCCTTTACAAGTTAATTCATGTCCTAAAACATCAGAAATATTTATTTTTAATGTATTAAAAAATGGTATCTGTACAAAAACATCACCATCATAATCATATTTATTATAAAAATGTCTATTTATTTCTACAGTTCCAAAATTTATTTCAAAAATATGATATTCGTCAGTAACATAATTAACAGGAACATTATAAGAATATTTATAAAATTCAATGCCTGAAACCTGTTTCAGAGAAATAAATTTTTCAAGATTAAACGGTAATTTATAAATATTATACATATACGGGGAAATGTCATATTCTGTAACACCGCCCCCATCTACTGAATAAACATGGTTAGCCGCAAAATTTTTTATATAAACATCATTAGGGGCATAAATTGCATAAAAATTAGTGGTTATTTTACTGCTTAAAATACAATTACCATAAATATTTACTGTTTGAGATTCAATTTTATGTGTTATATAGGCTGTTTTATAATCCGATGTTAAATTAAGATTATAAAAAACACCATAATCTGAAATGCTAGGAAATCCGGAAAAAACATAACCATCATCGGCGGTCAAAATAATATTTATTGTGTCTCCAACATAATAATTTTTAGTATCATCAATATCAGACGTGCAATTATTAAAATTTTTATTAAAGGTTACAGAAATTTTTTCTGTTGCACTTGCTCTAATATTATTAACTTCATCTAACGTTGCATTATAATAATATTTACCATTTTCAAATTCAGAAAAATTATTATTATTAAATGTCGGAATAGTAGAAAAATAATAACCCTCATCGGGAGTGACAATTATTAAAATATTTTCATCTTTTGAATATTCCTTTGATGTATCAATATTTATTGACGCATGAGTTAAGTTAGAAATAATTTCCGCTTTTGTTGTTTCGCCTGACGGTGTATCGTCCGGCATAATTTTATCATCATCAATTTTTTTTAATTTGAATGTAATTACAGGATTTTCACCACTGCTAAAAACAGTATTTGAATTTACCGTAATAGGGAAATAAATATCAACATGAGCATATTTTTTACCGTTTATATATAAAAAATATGTTTCATATGTAAATTTTTTTGATTTGCAAGTTAATCCGGTAACTAGATTATAAGTATTACCATTTTTAGTATAAAAATATTTGGCTGTTGTTGAATCTGTATAATCTTCATCAGACGAAATTAAATCAGTAAATTTTATATAATCCGGATATTTTTTTAAGGGATAATGTTTTTTTATGCCAAATTCCGCTAAATTTCTTCTATCATTGTAATAATCCGCCTGTACATAATACCCATTTTCAATTAATGATGTTAATGTTGGCGATCCGGTTATGATATTTCCGTCACTAGTTTCAGATCCTGTAGTTATATTATAACTAGGAAAAGAAATATTAAATTTTTTTTCCCCTTTTGCATATCCAAAAAATGCGGTTGCTTGATACGTGGGCAAATTTTTCCCTAAAACACTATCAACATAAGAACTATTTTTATATTCTGTTGTAGAAATATAATTTTCCCCGTCCTCAATAGGTAAAAATTTTAGAGTGTAATTAGCCATTTTAATTTGTCCTATTCAGAGTGATTAAAATATTGCTAGGTGTTCTATCTATAATAATATCACTGCTGTTAAAAAATTTTGTGTTCCCATCACATTTTATTTTACTGTTCATTATAATTTGTTTATTTGAACTGAGAACATCACACTTGCAATTATAATTTTTTATATCGTTTTCGGCAATCTCAATGCTTTCTACAAAATAATATTTTTCAAAATCCGGAATATAAATATAATTAAAATTTATATCTGTTGAAAAAGAAAATTTTAATTCTAGATAGTTCTGACTATAGTCTAAAATATTAACATCGTCCAATGTTCCCACTTCAGTAATTTTTTTATTAAGAACATTTTTATTTGAGATATTTTTATAAAGGATAATTCTCATAGTGAAAAAAATGCCGGAATTTTTTCCGGCACTCTCCAAAAATTAAGCAATGAAGAAAACTACAAAATTTTCATTAAGATCGTTGAAATATGACGAGTCGAATTTATAAAAATTGTTGAAAAATTCGGCTTTGGCGTTGTAATAAGTGTTGACACGTCTATCAGTACAGGTAACACCTAATGCGTCATGGTCAAACAGGACGCCGACAATACCGGAAATATTAATTTCTGTTCCGTCATTCGTCTGAACATTAATAGCAGTGGTAACAGAATTAGAAAAATCCTTTCCTGAAGACTGCCAAAAAGGAACGGTGCTATAATTAGGGATCTTAATGATCTCATTATGATAAACATCTGAAGAAAGATATACATCTTCACAGGAGGCAAAACCTGAATGAAGAATGAGCATCTGCTTATCACTAGGAGTGAACCTATCTTTACCGCCAATATTGAACAGCGTGGAAATTTTTCTAATCTTATCGATATAGGACTTAATCACAAATGCCGAATATCTGAGAAAATCAGAATCGAAAAAACATTTTTCAACGGTTAAAGCCTTTCCGGTTATGCCATTATACTGTTTAAGCAGATTAACAGCAGTCACTGAATCAGACTTTGAATAATCCCCATCAGTTACAGAAGAAAAATTATGTTTTATTGTTTCTGCTATCATATTATTGATTGTGCGAGATATAAGCCCATCGATCTTAATGGTCATCGACTTCTCAACGGAATTATGTAGCATCGTCAGAAAAGCATTATAATCACTAGGTGAAATAAATGCGCTCTTTACCTGTTTTTCTGTATATGACTGTTCACACTCAAATGTAACCCGTTTATTAAAAAACTTTGAAGATACAACGGGCTTATGAAAAACGTCCTGAGAATAGTCTTTTCCGTCCGTAAGTTCCCAAGTTTCATTAATGGTTGCATTAGGCATTTCGGCAGAAATTTTTTCAAGGATAGAACCATAATCCCACGAATCATAAAAAACCGCCGGAGCACTGCCGGAATAAGGACGATCCACAAAAATCACCTTTCCGATCCTATCCGCAAGAGACCGAACATAATTATCAATGTTGGCGGAATCGGTGAGTTGTGTCCCGATATCCACAATGTTCTTCATATTTTCGGCGGTGAGTTCTGCCGACTTGCCTAAAACCTGTTCCGTAATTCCGTTCACAAGTTCCGCAATTTGTGTGACTTTCATTTTTTTCTCCTAGCTAAGAAAAAATATAAAGGGAAATACTATTTGCAATTATCGAAAATATATCATAAATTAAATTATTTGTAAATATTTTTTTTCTATCATCAGTTTTTATTTTTTCTGTTACTGTTGTAATATCTTCTGTTGTTCCTGAATTGTCTGATAAAATTTTTGATTTATCCTTAAAATCAGTTAAATTATTTGGTACAACCTTTTGAACTGAAGAATTGTTTTCCGCTTTTGTTATGTTGTGTTTAGTGACGGTTTCACCACTTGTCAAAATATTATCAAAAAATTTTTTACTGTATTGAGTGGCATTATCGATAATGTCACCTTTCATATCCACAACAATTTGAGCGAGTTCGGTAACGGAAAAATTTTCAAAAGCCGAATTTATATATCTTTCACCATGATAAGACAAAAACCATTTTGTCAGATTTTCCGTTTCATAATTTGCCATGAAAGAAAAATCTTTAATATTTTTTATTTCCCCGAAAAAATCAGAAGTGCCGATAATTTCATTTAGCGTCTTCATTGTTGTTTTCTCCTGAATTGTCCTTAAAATCTTCTTCAGTTAAATTTTTTCCGTCCTTAATTCTATAATCCCATGATGAAGAAAATTCTACTGAAACAGACAGCCCGAACAGGGAATTTATTTTTTTAACCGCCTCATCTCTATTTCTTTTCATATTGTCTACATACGGATAAATTGACGTGGCAGTGAATTCGGTTTCAGTTGCACTGATACGATCATGAATATTATTGTATAAATTTGTGAGACCGATTTTCTGAAAATAATCAGAATAAAAAAATTTATTCAGTTCAATAAGTTGTGTTAAATCGTTAGCCTTATCGGAAAGCGGATTAACATTCAAACTATCAAAAATCGGTTGTTCTGCTATAATGCCCTGTTTACCATCGTAAATTTGTCTTAAAAAAATTTCTGCCGATTGACGAGTAGAACTATCACGAGCGGAAATTAAAAAAGGAATACGGCTATTTATATTTTTTACATTCAGAGAAATATAATTTTCTGTTAAAAGTTCTGAATACATACCCATTAAATTGATTAATGGCTCATGCGTATCAGTGTTGAAAATCCGTACAGCATTATCATCAGAAAAAATTTCATTGCACTGAATATAGGGATTATTAACCTGATAATGAGTGTATTCCCCTAAATAATTCTGCTTACCAGTATCAGAGTAAGAAAAAATATAATATTCATCATGCCATCTAGTGAAAAGAATTTTACCAAATCGGAGTAAATTTTTCTCTAGGTCAACAGCCTTAACATTATCCGGTAAACCGTCATACCTGAAGATTGATAAGGCGTTATTAAAAAGGTAATCGGAAATGTACGAATTAATTTTATTCTTGTCCATAATTATTTTCTATCCTTAATAGTATTGCTAAGGTCAATAATCGATTGTGTATTATTGTCAATAGTCCTTTTCAACTCTGATAGCGTTTCATTGTGTGTCTTGTTCATTCTCAAAATAATATAAAATTGAGCAATGCAACAGACAATAGGAAAACCAAGAGCCCCGATTAAATTTTGCCAATCCTGTATATTCACGACAACCCCCGACAATGATTAAAAAAGCTTGTTATATAATCTCCAACAACATTATTTTGAAAAAATATTTTTTCGGTGACAATAAGATTTTTTATTACGGTTTCAACTTTATTACGTGGTTGAAAAATATTAGTTGAATAATTATATTTTCCACTAGGAATTATATCATAAATTAAGGTTAAATCATCGTCTCTAATAGGTGTTGTTTTCACATGACAAAAAATAAATAATTCATTATCTTTACATACAATTTCACATTGATAAACTGCTTTTTTCCACTTTATTAAAAAAATATATAAAATATCTTTTTTATCAAATTTTTTAGGACAATGCGGATAAATTGACAATTCCCATGCGCCATTTTTTATAGTTTCCAATCTAGGATTTTCAAAACCGAAAATAAAATTATTTATTTTTCCGCTTTCATTCGGGGCGGTATATTCAACAGCTAATTTTAATTTTCCATCTGAATAACTATATAGGTCAATTGTTCCCTGTTTCTGACTAAGAACATTTTGCAACCCCATTTCTTCAAAGTAAGGACAATTTTTATTTATCGTGTTGCCAAGCATAAAAATTTTTACATCTGTTCTATCTCTGATGATAGTTGAGAGAGTATTCATAAATAAAATAAATTCATCGGGTAAATATAAATTTTTTGCAATGAATTCATCAAAAACAATTGTCTTTACATTCGGATAAGATAAGCTTTTATTATGCTCATTATCTGATAGGCTCATCAGAAAACAAAAAAGATTGTTATCTGAATAAATAATTTTATCCATTTCCGGATCATACTTACCAAAATAAAATTTTCCGGAATAATATTTTATAGAATCAAATTTATTTTTTGATAGCTTTTTTATTAGATCACTAGAAAAGGCACTAAACATTTGAGAGGCACGAGAACCAATAATATCAACTTGCCATCTTCTAATTATGATCGATTGAGAACCATCATAAAAAAATCTTTCCATGATATATTTCAAGCATGCGTAAGTTTTGCCGTTGGAACGTTCACCAATGATAATATTATAAATACAATTCTTTGAAAGAATTTTATCTAGACTGTAAAATTTTCTTTTTGGAGTAAGTCCGAACATTTTTATTTTCCTATTAAAAAGGGCGGAAATAATCCGCCCTTTACAAATTCAGAAAGCGGAAAAAATTTTAGATAAACTCTAAATTAAAAATTTCCTTTTTCCACTTTTTAGAATAATATTTGGTGATCTTGAAAACAACATTACCCGAATTCACAGCAGAAATAACTTCCTCATTATTCGGATCAATCTCTTCAACAAAATGACGTGGCATACCAAGACGGAACATAAAATCAGAATCGCCGGAACACTCACAAACAGCAATCAACTGTTCCCCGTAAGTCTCATTATGAACGGGATAAATTGCCTTAATGGTGTAACACTCGTCCTCATTTTTTGCGAAAAGGTCACACGCCTTTGAAAACGGAATTGCCTTAAGATCATCACACGAAAAATTATATTTTTCGTTAATAGGCGCATAAGTCCGGTTAAACTTCAGAAAAAAATTAGCCATAATAAAAATCCCTAAGAATTAAAAATTCCTGTACGAATCAACACGAGAAAAATAAAAATTAAGAAAGTTCCTAAATAATCCCCCCACATCGGAATAACTTTTTCTGCCTGTTACAACGTTCAAAAATTGTGAACGAGTTGTAAAACCTAAATCCGGATAAGCCTTAATAAATGCGTCAATGGTGCTAGGAATGTTAGCATCAGATACAAAATTTTGTATCTTATCCAATGTCTGAAAATCTTTCATCTATTTTTGTATCTCCTTAAAATGTCGTTGACCTCATCAACAGTTTTATCACCAAGTTCTTTATTTATTTCTATTATAATATTTTCTGCTACATTGTCAAGTTCTTTTGTAAATTCTTTTCCCACATCATCACCATATTCAAAACGTAAATTTTTATAATCATCTTGAAAATCTTCAAAACTAAAAAAATCGGTTTCTCTTCCATATAGCACAATTGATTTAATTCTCTGATAGACTTGATTATATATTGCGTCTCCTTTTGCCTCAAAATATTCTTTAGTTTTATTCCATATATAGCCTTTTGCACTTTCAAATTTCGCACGAGAAAAAAGGTTTTTTGGATCTTCAATATCGTATGAATGTGAAAATCTTCTAGGATCTATCAAATTGCCTTGATCATACTCTTTTTTAACCCATGATAAATTTCCGGCACTCTCATCGGCTATTTTTTTGCTTTCTTCTTCAATTCGTTTCAACGCCTTATTAACGGCATTTTTTCCGGACTGTTCAATATCTTCTTTAATCTCTTTATTAGGTGTTTTTATTTCTACCTTAATTTCATTTTCTGATGTATTAATTTTTTTAGTTGTGCCTTTTGGTGCATCGGTAGAAATAATTTTATCAACAGCCTTATTCACCTGTTCTGAAATGATTGAAACAGTCTTTTTATAAAATTCAGTAGCATCTTTTTTAACTTCTTTCATAAAATTCTTAAAAGATGATACTACTTTACCAAATAAATTCATTTTTCAATTCCCCCGATAATATATTTTAGAAAAATTGCATAATCACTAGAAAAATTTATAGTGAACGGAATAGGAAACAAAACAACAGCACTTTTGCAATTTATTTTAGCAGAATTCCCCATATAATCAATCACCTTTTCAATGCAAAAAGGAGTATCTACATATAAGTGGGCTAACTTTCCGGAATTATTTTCATCTACCCTAAATTCATCGTTAAATTTTTCAAAAACTTTTTTAATATCGTCTGTTTCTCTTGTAAGTTCTTCAATCCCCTGTTTTTCCGGTAATCCGGCACAAGTGAGGGAAAATTTATCTTCATCGGTATAAGTTAAATATCTTTTGCAACCTAAAGTCTTAAAAAATTTATATTTTCCCTCATAATCCCATATGCCTATAGGCTTTTTCTTTCCGTTTTTAGTTAACGGGGATAATAGGGAAATGTCTAAATCATAATTTTTTAAGCACTCTTCACATTTTTCAGTAACTTTTTTATTATATCTATTAATATAATCATCATGTTTTTCTTTATTAAAAAATTTTATGCTATCAGTATCACAATAAATATAATCTTCACCGATTGATTTAATCCCCTCAAATAAATTTTTTCTTGCATAAGCAGTGACAAAAATACCCCATATATAAGATAAAAATCTATGAGGATCATTATTATATTTCTCTATACTTTCCTCAATATTCGCTTTTTCTTTTTGCCAACCGTCTTCAAATGTACATTGTTCTATATCGGATACTATATCCGTTACACACATACCATAACAAGAATTTAACATTCCTTTACTTAATAGATATTCAGTTTCTTCACCCTTAACACCTTTCAAGGTTGTTTTTTTCTGATAAAGTTCCAAAACGGATTCAATAATTTCTTTTGGTAAATAATCGGTATAATAAAAATAACCGTCCATAAAATGAATTTTTTCTATATCATAAGCAGAAATAATTTCTTCTATATCCACTGATGTAAAAATACCTTGAATATAGCTAGCTTTATGCACTCTTCCATTATTCGTTTGTTCACCAGTCAATTTGAAACAGCGAGAAGAAGAGATATAATCATCGGGAATATTTTCTTTAGTCTCAATATTCCACATTTCAAGCATTACAGTTGCAACCCTATCACCTAAGGACAAAAATTTTTTATATTCTTCATAATTCCACATATCCAATTTTATAAATGCGCCTTTACTCATCGGATATTTTTCAGATACCATTACAGTGGGATAAGAAGAAGTAAAATCTATAGAGTGAACATCAGATAAAATTTTACAAGAATATTTTGCGTTGGCGTGTGTATAACCGCCAAGAAAAGCCATTTTTGCATAACCATATTCTACAGGCTCAAGAGTCAATTTTTCAGTCAAATTTTTATAGGGGATTGACTTCTTTCCTGTTTTCGGATTTTTTACCGTATGAAAACAATTATCCCGTACAAACTTTCTAACTCTTCCGGTGTTCGTGAGTGGGATTTTTGCAATATTTCCGTAAATTTTTCGCTGTTCGTCAATATAACAACAAATAATTTTTACGTCATTGTAACAATATTTTAATTCTTCATCAGTGATAGGAGTACAAGGCAATCTAATCAGATTGTAATCCAAATCACCCTTTAATTTTTTTATGGTGTGTTCTGTTAAATTTTCGGCTGTTTTAGCCAAGCTCATACCCGACAGTATCAGACTATCACGAAATTCTAAGCCGAATTCATCAAAAAAGACTTTGAAAACATTCCGATTTTGTCGTGTGAGACAATCCACGAAATGAAAATGAGTTCTTAAGAATTGAAACTCAAACGACAAATTATGAACATATATCACCATTCGCCGTTTTTCGTTTAATCCGTATTTATCTGATATGGTTTTGAATATTTTCTCTAATTCATCGAATGTTCTACAGGTGATGAAAGTTGTATCTATCATCAATTGAAAGATATAAATCCATGAATAGCGATGTTCCTCATCTATAATATAATTTGTTGTTTCTGTATCTAAGGCACAAGAAATATCTGCCAAATATGATTGACTTTTGCGATCATAAGCAAAATTTATGCCATTTGGCAAATCACCATAATATTTTATCATTCAAAAATTCCTGTATAAAAATAGTCACTTATTAATTCTATCCTATTTTGCTAAAAAGTCAAGAAATTTAACGAAAAAATAATAACAAAAATTTGTACAAATATTTGTAAAAAAGTGTTGCAATTCTGATTGAAAAGGTTTACAATACTCATACGGACATTGAATCCGGATAAATAAGGAAACCAAAAATGAATAAGAACGATATGATCAAGAATGTTAAGGAACTCGCAATTCCGGCTCTTAAGGTAACTTTTACCATGACTACCGATGAAGTTAATGAGACTGTTCGTAATGCAATGTTTGAACGTTTTATTGCGGAAGTCGTATGTGATAGCGAGCTTTGCGGTGTTTCCCCTGTTGAATCTAGGAAATTCGCTATTGACTTCATTAACGGCAGTGATTACGTTAAGAATTGCCTTACTGCTACTATCAATCTTGTTCTGAATGGCGCATTCACAAAGAAGTGGCAGTTGAACGGTTTTGTTGACAAGCTCCTTTATGTTCACGTTGTTAAGGCATGCCACGAGAAGTTAGGGAACAACGGCAATATTTCAGTAACCACGATTTAAGCAAAAAGCGTGCCAAGTCTTCAAAGCCCCTCAGATTGAGGGGCTTTTTTATTGCGCCTGTTCTAATATCCTAG